GGCGGTGAGCGCTGCGTACTTGGGGACCAGCACGTAATCCGGGCTGTGGATGAAGTCCATGTTTAAAGCATCCCCGGCCAGCGTGTAGTTGTCCTTGCCGGTGAGCTGGATCAGCCCCCGCCCGTGATACAGCCAGCCTTCGCCCGTTTCCTCCGGTCCGTTGCCCATGCGCCCTGCGTATACTTTATTAGCAATCTTCTCGGGGTTGCGGTGGTAGGGCTTGGCAGACTCCAGCGTCGGGAAGCGGCTCGGCCAAGTCTTCATCAGGCCCTCTGCGCTGTAGTTCATGTTCTCCTCCAGCTTAGTGAAGTTCATGGACTCGTGGGCGCACTGTCCGATAAACGCAGCTTGGCGCTCAGGGGTGTTGATCTCATAGCGGTGAAAGACTTCTTCCAGCGGCTCGACCCAGTCAACGCTGATTTTGAGTTTGGCAAGGGTGTTGGCGAGGCTCATCATTTAATTGCAGGTGCTTTAGAAAGGAGGTCAGTTTTAGCCTGAGAACCAGCGCTAGAACCAAAATAGTACGCAATGATCCCGGTCCATGCGGTGCCGAGGCTACCCAGCATCATCAGAATGGCGGGGTTGTTGCTGTCCACCTTGCCCAGCAGCATCATGATCAGGATGCCAAAGAACCCGAGGGTTACAAGTCCAGCAAGTACAGGGGGCACGATAGACCGGGTGGTAGCCTGCATCTCACGGGCGCTCTTCCTGTCATCCACCTCCAGTTTGGCAAAGTTCAGGCCCAACTCCTGTGCCTGCTTCTGGAGTTCGATCTCCGCAATCTTGACCTGCGCGATCTGGTCGGCGGTCAATTTGTTGTCTTTGATCAGGTCGCTGACCTTGTCCTCGTCCACCCCGATGGCTTTAGAGATAGCGGAGACAGCCATACCGGCCAGTGGGCCACCGAGCGCCGTAGCGATAGTAGGCGCGATTTGTTTGAGCCATTCCATTACTTTTTACTCCTTGAAAGCATAGTTGCCGCAATCTGCAAAAGAACCCGGTATTGATCCACATCCGGCGGCTCTTCCTTCCAGCCCACCGTGATCTGGCCCACGAACTTACCCTGCTCGGGCGGCACACTGATGCGGCACCCGTAGGTCATGCCCTTCTCCATATACCACAGCCCAATCTCAGACTGGGCGGTCTTGTAGTGACCGCAGGGAATTTCGCTTGCCATAAGCGCCACAACGTCCCTGTTGTTTGCAGCGTTTGTGGTGAAGAGGCCGACATCTAACCCCTCATGGGTTTTGTCCCTGCCGTCTTTGGTGTAGGCCCGGTGTAGGACGCGGGTGCCAAACATTGGGTTCACCTTGAAGATAGCTACAACCGTAGCTTCGGTGTTTTTGAACAGGTGCGCCGCCGCGTCCTCCACCCGGTCCTCCGCAATGCTGGGCAGTTTTTGCTGTTCCTTGTAGGCTCCAATCAGGAACGCTTGGTTTTGCCAGACGAAGTAGCCGACGAAGGTGAAGACGGCCATCAGCAGGATGGCGAACAGCTTGAAGGGCGAGTCCACATAACTGAGGACCCTATCCAACACAGTAATCTGCGTCTTCTCTTCGCTCACGACACAGCCTGTTTGACGATAAAGATAATGATGGTGCCAATAATGACAACGCAGATTGCACCGCCAACGATTTGCGCCATCAGCAGCCGCTGGGCCACCAACTTCTTGCGCTCAGCCGCAGCGATTCTTTCGGCTTTTTCCCGCGCCTGCTTGATCTTCATCCGCTCTGTGAGCATCATCTCCCATAACTCAGGGTACCCGCCGTAGACGAGCTGATGTTTGAGCGCTTCCTCTGCCTCACGCAGCGCGTTGGCCTGCATCACGATCTCCATCGCCCGTGCGGTGTCGGACTTGCCCGACTTGCCCGCATCGTTGGCGGCTTTTTGAACTACGTCACGCGCATCAAAGAACTTACCAAACTCACCGACGAGTTGGTTGATGTCCTTGCCTAATTTGATGGCCTTCTGAATGCCCGCTACCGCAGCCTGCGCGGTCGCAAATGCGGTAATGGGATCGATCATGATTAGCCACGGAAATAAAACTTACAACGCCCTAGCCAAACCCGCCGCATGAGCGTTAGATACGCCCGCCGGAATCATGGAAGGGTCAAGGATGTCTTCCTCGCGCTCCCCGGTGCGAAGTGCATGAAGGCAACTGGCAACCGTGTCGTCTTCAAGGGCTGTCAAAAAATGGCGCTTGCCAGCCATGATATAGATCATATGCGGCGCTTTAAAGACGGTCTTTTGACCCTCAACATCAACCTCAACGCTACCCTTTGACAGCAGCGTGATGTGGTCGTAGTTGTGCTCATGGCCTTCGTTGCAGTCACCCGCTTTGTCAAAGTGCATCATGCGGACCCAGAGGTTTGAGACGCAGGCCATTGTTGTGCGCGGCGCATTCATCAATCAACCCCCCAACTGTGTTACGGGCATTTGCTGAGCATTGATAAACGATTCCATGTGCCGCCGTATACGCTCACCTTCCGCCAGCAATTGAGCGGGGGACAGCATAGGTGATCCGTCATGCGAGGCGCTCCATGTTTCTGTGCCGGATTCGTCCACTTCAATTTCCGCAAACGGTTGGCCGTGGGTGTGAGAAATAAAGAACTGAAACGCCGCGTCAACAGCCGAAGACAAGACTTCCTCGCGGGTTTCAAACACGCTGTACTGACCAGTATTGGGATTAAAGTATGCGTACTTTTTCATATTGGTTCCTGTTAAGAGATGCTGCCGTAGCGAGTGCCGGTCACAGTAAAGGTTGCGGTGTTGCCATTAAGGGCAACGCAAAGACCGCCAGAGCCGCCACTTCGCAGGTACCCAGAGCCACCCGATGCGCCGTAACCGCCACCGCCGCCGCCACCATTGGGGCCGCCAGATGCGGTGTTACCGTTTTGGCCAGCATTGCCAGCACTGCCGCCAGCGCCACCGCTCCCACGACCTCCGGGGCCAAAGTTACCCCCGCCACCACCTGACCCACCGCCACGCCCATACATGTTGCCGGCCGAGGGGAAGTCAGGTGCGCCAGCGCCGCCAGTGCCGGGCATGATTCGACCGCCACCGCCGCCGCCACCAAATTGCTGCTTTCCACCGGGCGGCCCGACAGTGCCATTTGCTCCAGACGAACCCGGCCCACCGCCAGCGCCGCCGGGAGCAACGTTATTACCGCCAATTCCGCCATCGCCTCCGCCCGCGCCACCTCCGCCTCCGCCAGTACCACTGCCACCATCAAAGGAACCAGCACCTCCGCCACCTCCACCGCCGATATACGAATTGTTTTCGATGGTGCAGGACAATCCAAGAGAAATAGCCGTGCCGCCGCTAGAGCCATTTTGTCCGCCATTGCCGCCCGCACCGCCCATACCCATAATGAAGCCGTTATTTACCAACTCCACGCCGTTGGGGAACGACCCGTTAATGGTCAGGCCCGGAGTGCCAGTGGAGGTCGAGTAAACGTAAACGTTAGAGGCAACGGTGGCAACAACTTTGGTGGTCTGATTCCAGCCAGCATTAACGGCCAGTGTCCGCAAATTTGCATTGGTTTGATTGCTGCTAACTGTGAAATAGAAGATGTTTGACTTGCCGTAAGCGTCATTCAACGAAATTGCACCGCTAGGCACGCCGAGCAACGTGCGCACGTTTGAATCGTTCAGGCTGATGGTTGCTGTAGCGCTTTGCCCGAGTTCAATATTGATGGATTGGTTAAGCCCCCCGGTGGTGGCATTGCCAGCGAGGGAGATCGGCCCGGAAGATACCATCGTCATGGTTGTTTACCTCACGGAGTACCGTATGCGGTTACGTTGGCGGTAGCCACCGCATTGCCCGAAGAATCAATAGAGAATCTGGCCGAACCGCCATAGCTGAAGGTAAGTTTGCCCGCAACTTCTGCAATCGTCCAGTTGGTCGTCGTCAGAGTGCCTGATCCAATCGCCACGTTGTCCGTGCTCAAGGTGTTGGTGTTGGCGTTGTAAGCCAGACCGCTGTCAATGAAAGGCGACTGATTGCCTGTAGCCTGCGCCCCCACCAGCACCAAAGAGGTCGTGGTGTCAGAGCTGGTCGTCGCGCTGATGTTGATGTTGGTGGCGTTGGTCGCCGTGGTGGCAGTTGTGGCGGTGTCCGCGTTACCCGTGACGTTGCCGGTCAGGTTGCCCGTGACGTTGCCCACCACCGTGCCGATGATGTGGGTGTTCTGGAACGCAAAGTTAGTTCCCTCAGTCCAGACCGTCATAACCTTGCCGGCAGGAATGGCCACCCCCGCACCGGCAGCAGTTGTATTGCCCGTCACCGTGGAGTTGTAGATGGTGGCGACATACGCGCTGGCGTTGTAGATGACGTAGGTCTTCTCTGCCGGAGGAGCATAAACCGCGAAGTTGGCTGCTGTGGTCGTGGTCAGCGCAATCGTCATGTTGCGGGACTGATCCGCCGCGCCGTTCAGGGCTGTGAGCGCTTGGTTGGCCGAGGTAATGGAAACGGACACATACCCGGCAATGGCTGACTCAACCAAAGTTCCAAGGTTGGTGTTGGTCGTGTTACCCCACGTACCTGCTTGATCGCCCGTCGTGATCAGTTCGATCCGCAGGCTGGGGGAATAGGTGCTCATGTAAGGCTCCGATTATTCGGTGTTGATATTTTGCCAGTTGGGGTCCTGATTACTGATGATTTTGATCCAACCACCAACGCCAAATCGCTCGGCCAGCACCGCATTCTCACTGATTGCCACAGCAAATGCAGCCTGCACGGTCGGGACATCCGCGCTGTTCAAGTTCTCAGAAATAGACATCAAAAAGGTAGAAAGCACTGCTGTCGCATCCGCCGCAGAAAAGTTCTCAGTGATGGAGTCGGTAAAAATTTGGATGAGGCGGATTACATCTGCAACAGATGCGCCTTCAGAAACAGCCTGAGCAAACTGAGCGGCAATGACCGGCACATCATCCATGTTGACGTTCTCAGCCACAGACTGGGCGAACTGCGCGGTGATGGTTGACGGGTCGGCCAGATTGGCGTTCTCAGCGATGGACTGCAAGAAGTTGGACTGCTGGGTGCTGAAGTCGGCCACTTCCAGAATGTCCTCCGTGCGGGACTGCGAGGTGGCAAAGAAAGGCACCGGGGTATCGGCAAGGACTGCATCTTCCGTTCGGGATACGGCGAACTGGGCGGCAATAACAGGGGTGTCAGCCGGGACAACGTCCTCACTGATGGAGAACAAAACCTGAAAGCCACCAACAATAGACTCATCAGAGGTCAAAACTTCGTTGATGTTGCCAAAGAACAGCCCGGTCCCGGTAACCTCAATATCGCTCTCGGTGATGATCTCAGTGATGGACTGGAGGTATGCGGACAGTTGGGTGCTGGCATCGTCAGAGTTCAGGTTCTCTGTTAAAGAATCGGTAAAGTTCGTCCCTGCCAGTGAGGCAAACGGCGACTGAGCAAAACTTGCAATTCCGAACATAAAAGATTATCTACAAATCTGTCCCGCCATCGACAACGCGCTGACCCCCGCCGGGATCATGGACGGATCAATAATGTCGTCCACGCCATTGCCGTCGCGCAGTGCATGGATGCAGTAGGCCACAGTCTCATCGGTCAGTGCAACCAGCTCATGCACCTTGTCCGCTCGGATATAAATCATGTGCGGGGCCGTGAACTCAGTGGCTACGCCTTCAACCGTGACCTTGAGCTTACCCTTTGCCAGCAGCGTCAGATGGTCGAACTGATGCATGTGGCCCATCTCCATGTCGCCCGCCTGCTTGAAGTGCATCATGCGCGAGTACAGGTTGGCAACGCAGCCAATGTGAACGACGGGTTCGCTCATAGGACGCTTTGAGGCATTTCACCAGACGATGGGGTTGGCGCATTCTTTTTTGCCTCGGCGACAGCCAGCTTCTCCGCTGCGTCAGCAACGGCCCATGCATCTAAAGCCGTCTGAAAGGCGGACAAAGAAGTAATAGCATCGTTGCTGACCATACGTTTTGTAATAGGGTCTTTCCGCTCAATCTCGCCGCTTTCGCCGTACCACTGTACTGCGTGAACCGAAGAATCAATAAAAGATAAATCAAGCCCGCCAAAACCTACGCCATCGATGCTAACCAATCCATCTTCAGAAACAATTGTTACTCGCATTATTTCACCTGAATTAATTCAATGGTTGGATTAATATTTTGCCTTAACAAAACATGTTGCGATGCTTCGTTAGATTTGGCCACCTCATTGCGAAATGACTCGACGGCGGCCCCTGTTTGCCGTTGCTGCTGGCTGTTTTCGATCATTAAGATTGGCAACCAAGCCACCGAACAACCATAATCATCAATTTCTTCCCCTGTATTAGGGTTTGTACCCCTGACTTTCATAAACCACGCGCATTCAAGTTGACGGCACGGGTTGAAATTATCCAGCGGGCAATTGGCTTTGGGTTCCAGCTTCATTGCTAATCTTTCGTGGCTATGATCACATCAACGTAAAAAACGTTGATGGCTGCTGTTGCTGAACTTAACGAGCCAGAGCCAGAAAAGCTGTGATTGTGAGAGCCGCCACCGCCGGTAGCAGAGGTTGAAACGGAAGAAACGGCGTTAGCTCCAACTGCCGCTGTGTTGCCGCCACCATACTCATCAGCTTTTTTATTGATGTTATGTGTATGGCTTGGAATTTGAGTGGTTGTCAGTGTCGTACTCCCAACCGTGCCACTTAAAGTAACCGAGCCAGAAACAGTTGGCGTACCAAAAGCAGTTGTAAACGCCGCAGAACCGCCAGACCCTGCCGACCCAGAAACCACACGAAGCGCCTTGTTGTCGTGCGTTGTAGATTTTGTCCACCCTGTCGGGGCAGACGTTTGCACAAACAGCATAGCAGTGCCGGAAGGAAATTCTCCTCCTACTGTCCCCCACGAAGTGTTCGACCCATCCGTCGTCAGGTACTTGCCAGAGTTGCTGGTCTGACTCGGAGCCAAGGCGTTGAAGGCCGTATTGGCCGTTGTCTGCCCGGTGCCGCCCGCAGCAATAGGCAGGGTACCGGCGGTCAGCGTAGCTGCCCCGGTTGAATACAAGGCATTGTTAGCGCCCGTGAAGGTGGTCAGCCCAGTACCGCCCGCTGCGGGAGGCAAAGTCCCAGCAGTCAGCGTCGTAGACCCGGTGGAGTACAGCGCGTTGTTGGCCCCGGCAAAGGTGGTCAGCCCGGTACCGCCGTAGGCTGGCTGGATGGTGCCGCCCTGCCAAGTGCCACC